ACCTATCAAGATCCGGTAAGGAGAATAAATAAATGGACTTTTACTCTTGCGGTGCTTGCGGTGAGATCTGCGAGTTACAAGACGGAATTGTGTCAATAAATGCTGGACTTATTGAGTTCACTCATAATTCGGATCTATGTCCAGCACAAGATGAGATTGAGGAGACTAAGTAAATGACAAAGTGCGTAACTCTTAAATGCAACAATGAAGAAATGACAGAAAAGGAAAGAGAAAAGCAATTCGTTGCCGGTTGGGTTGGGATCACTATGTACGACCACGTATGCCAAAACTGTTTTGATCAATTAAAGGAGGAAAGATAAATGAACATTTATTCGATCAATCTTGTATTTACCACAGATAGACCACTTACCGAGATCGAATTGGACACCTTGCGATCTCAGGTAATCGTCCAGATTGAGGAACCGGTTGATCTTGCCGGTGATGATGTCGAATACACCACGACCGTAATTAAGGGGAATAACTAATGACCACTTATGACGAGATTGTGAAAGAGATCAAGCAAGAGATCGAACAGGGCGCGACTTTGGAGGAGGTCAAGGACAGATCTCACGAGTTAATTGATAACTATGTACCTGTTTACAATAACCGCATAATTGAGGAGTGGACGGCTATGCCTAGCGATTACGATAATCGCGGAAGTGCAGAGTTAGGCCATAATTGCCAAGAGTTAAGTATCATCAACCTAATGCAAGGAGATCTTTACCTTTATTATTCGGATCTTGTCGGTAAGGTAATCAATGATCTAGAGCAAGAGTTGGATGATGTAGAGACAGTATCTTGGTCAAGTTCCAACCCAACAGGGGAAAGAGGGGCAGAGTAATGCGACTAACTAAGAGAGGGCGGATCGTGCTCATTTACACCCCCGCAGCTTTGGCCTTGATCGCCTTGCTTGTGTGGATCTCGGCAAATGTCTGGTATGTACCGGGCAAGGGCTATTGCTTTGGGTCAATGACTAAGTGCTACGGGCAAGAGTTCACTAGGTAGGTGACTATCCCCTCCCGCGAAAGCGGGAGAGGGTGGCCGGTACCTAGCCGGAGAATAGAAAGGGTTAAGTAATGAACACAAAAGAGGCGATCAATTATCTAAACATCATACAAAAGTCCTTTGATGCCAGCACCGCACCACGCTTCAGCAAGGAGACCATTGAGCAAGAGAGGGCAAGGGCTACTGAGGCTATAAACCTAGCGATTGCATTACTAGAGAGAGAGGGCAAGTAATGAGCGTAATAGTTAATCCGGTTATTGCCGGAGTCTGCAAGAATTGCGGGGAGAGTACCCGTTATTACTATGTCGCGTTAAAAAATGGTAAATACTCACACTTATTTAAGTGCGCGGGAGAGGCTAAATAAATGAGTTACAAGTACACGCTAGCGGAGGCGGGCAAGATGACTAATCAAGAGTTACTCAATGCACTATTAGCGCGAGAGGTAGCACCGCGCACAATAGTAGGCACGGGCTACATCAATGCACGACAGGTAGCTATCGAATACCTACAAGGTGAGATCGAGAAAGAGGGAGAGGTTAAGTAATGGCCAAGAAAAGCAAGCCGGTATGTATGGAGTGTAATAGTAATGAGGCACTATACATAACGCTAAGTAATGGCAAGAGGTTGCCTAGTTACACAATTAAGATCGGTGTGGGCATAGTGTGTAATTGGTGCAAAAAAGCTAAGGAGGTGGCGTAATGGACACAATGGACATACTAAGCGCCCTAAGTACGGAGGCGAGAGAGTGCGAGCTATGCGGATCCGGTAGCTGGCGCATACTCCACGCGGGAGACGAGAGTAATTGCGAGTGCGAGGGCGAGTGCTTGCGTGTATGCGATAACCCGTTATTGGAGTACGGGTGTGACGGAGTGGCAATTCTAATTGAGCAAGAGGGAGAGTGCGATAAGTGCGCTAACTCTTATGACCTATCAAGCAGAGATAACCGGTGCGGGGATTGCGGTAATTGCGATACCTGCTGCACACACAAAGGAGAGGGAAAGTAAATGAAAGTAAGTGAATTGATAGAGCAGTTAAAGAGTTACAAGCCTGATGATGAGTTATTGGTTGCCTATTGGGACAAGGAGTATGCGGAAACCTCTTTCGATAGCGACGAGGGTGTCACAATTAGTGATGATCTATGGTCACAGGCTATTAGACGGGCAGAAAAGGCAGAGTTTTGGCAGACCTGTGGGTCTGAGGAGATCTGCGATCAGGTAAAGCAGCTACTAGATGAGGAGGGTAAGTAAATGAAAGTACAATGCGTAGAGCAAGAGATTACAGGGTTCCACAAGACCCTAAAGATTGAGCACGAGGGCAAGACCTATGATGTCGAGTTGCAATACGACCAGTATTCGGGGTATGAGGTGCGCTTCTACAATGAACAGGGGGAGTGGGTGGAAATGCCGGAGTGGGCGGATCTGTTCGATAACGCTGAACGCTCACTAGATTACACACTAGATAACGCAAGCGGTAATTGGGAATACGTCCCCGACATAATGAGACAGGAGGTAGCGGTATGATCTACGATTACCGCGTTACTTTCGTAACCGATTACCTAACGATCACCACTAATGTATGCCTAGAGTTAGACGACACCACGGGAAACCTAAGTGATGAGGCTTACGGACGGGCTGCGGTTAAGGGTATGAATAACATTGAGGACGAGATCGGCAAGATAGACGAGACGATCATCAATGACATAACCGTAACCCTGATACTAGATGATGAGGAGATAGAACTAAATGAGGGATAAGTGCAGATACTGTGGCTTACGCGGGTTGGTGCTATCTACTATCAATGCAGACTATTCGTGCGAGCATTGTGGAAAGTGGCAAGAGGCGCAGCTAAATAGCGCGTGGGAGGTTGTCGGCTATGAAAGATAAATACCTGGTAACGCTGGAGATAGAAACCTATGACGGAGATCCGCGTTGGTGGGATTGGGAGAAGCTATCTACTGGTGAGGACGTAATTAAGATAATCGAAACACAATGGAAAGGTAGAGTACTACCAACAAGTGAGGGAGAGAGTGATGAGTAATCTAAAAGAGTGGGTAGAGGATCGTCAGGAAAATGGTGATGACGGAACAGGGTATAACGACTACAAACAGGAGGAAGACGATGAATAGAGAGTACCTAGAAGCTAAGTTCGATCTATGTATCAATGAGGCAGAGAAGGACTTGCAGCAAGAGGAGATAGCAAGGGCTATCGCCAACCTACGCAGGGCTAATTCTGCCCTGTCGCAGCTATTCGGGTTTGAGGAGGAGGCTGATGAGTGAGACTATCGCGGTCAAAACCAAAACCTGTACAGTGTGTGGAGAGTATGAGGTCTGGAGTCTTGATCGTAAAGCGGTAGAGAACTGGCAAGCGGGAGAGTACATACAAAACGCTTTCCCTGAAATGTCAATGGAGGATAGAGAGGTACTAATAACCGGTACGCACCCTGCTTGCTGGGATAAATTGTTTCCAAAGGAGGACGAAAGTGAGTAACATTTATACCATACACCCGCGTAAGTCTGAGCTGATCCTCTTGTATGAGGTAGTGGACGAGAGCGGGAGAGCAGAGTGGGGCGGGGCTAATGCTGAACAGGCTATGCAATGGCTAACTCTTGCACCCGATAATGCTCGCCTGTTGGTGAGTGCCTGGGATAGTGATGAGGAGGACGCTCATTTAGTAGGTCAGACCATAGACATAACCGAGATTATTCAGCAGGCAAGGAAGGTAGGGCGATGACGGAGGATACTGTTAAGTGCAGTAGATGTGAAACTCAGACACCGGAGTCTGAAGTAATCGAAGTCCACGCTTGGTGGCTATGTGGTATCTGTTATGACGAGGTATGAGAGGGTAAAAGTATGAGTTATGTATTAGGTGTGCTCGCGGTAATGCTGGTAGCATACGCGCTTATAGTGTGGGAGGACAAGATCAATGGAGAGTAAAGAGGTTAGTGGCAAGCAAGCAATTCATTACCGCAATTACCGGAGAGCAAGAGACAAGGCACTCGTTCGCCTAGCTCACCTGTATCCAGACACATACAAGCAATTGCTTGATGAACAAAGGAGTTTTGATGAGCAAGAAGGCAAGACTTGGATTATTAACACTGATAGTAGGCTTACTGTGGGCGTTCATACCAGAGCGAACAACACACCACCCTTTGGAGATCCCGCAGATGCGGGAGAGGACGAAGGCTACGATGGAGGAGAAGCGTGAGAACAAGGCACTTACAGTTAGTTTCGCAAGAGCACTCGGTTACAACAACAACCAGATCGATTGTCTCGTCACCCTATGGACCCGTGAGTCCAGGTTCGACCACCTTGCTCGCCCAAGAGACGCTTCGGGCAAGCCAAGAAGCTCGGCTTTTGGAATTGCTCAGCTCCTTAGAGAGCGTAGTGGACAACCTGAATTACAAATCCTTCACGGCATACGATACATTGGTCATCGCTATGGAGGGAGTGCGTGTCGCGCTCTTGGGCACTCAGATAGACGAGGCTGGTACTGATGCTGACCGGAGTTAGTTTATTCGCAGGTATCGGAGGCTTTGATCTTGCTATGCAACGACAAGGAGTAAAGGTAGTAGCCTCGGTTGAGATAGACAAGAAGTGTAATCAGGTACTGGCGCAACATTTTCCTGACGCTACACAATTTACAGATGTAACCACAGTTAAGGGAGAGGATCTTATCAATGCAGGATTTACACCAAGCACAGGAATTATTACAGGAGGATTTCCCTGCCAAGACCTCAGCGTTGCTGGCAAAAGGGCTGGTCTTGTTGGCCAACGAAGCGGGTTATTCTGGGAGATTGCAAGACTTGTGGAAGAAACGCAAACAGAATACTTCATCATCGAAAACGTCCCTGGTTTGCTATCCAGTAACAACGGAAAAGATTTTGGAGTCGTCATCGG